GCCCCATCCATCATTTTGTCGCCAACAGCCCAGATCAGCCTGAACCAGCGCCAACTGGCCATGATCGGCCGAGACTGGAAACGATGGTGCCTGACCATGCCGGGTCATTAGCTGGGCTTGTGGGGGACATGGCTAAGAAGGTGCTTCAGATTGATTTGATGCCTTGGCAGATACATGCTCTTGAAGGGATGCTGGCGGTTGACGCTGATCAGAAGTTTGTGCATCGCTCGAGCCTTGTGTCGGTTGCGCGTCAGAACGGTAAAACCACAATCATTCAGGCGCTGATCTTGTTTTGGTTGGTGGAGATGCCAAAGATACGTGGCGGTAAGCAGACCGTTGTTTCGGGCGCGCACCGATTGGATTTGGCTTGCTTGTTGTTTGATGATTTGGCACCGATCCTTGAGGAGTACTACGGCGCCAAAATTGTCAAGTCGTACGGCCGTTATCAGGCCACAATGCCAGACGGCAGCAAGTGGTGGGTCAAAGCATTAAAACCAAACCAAGGTCACGGTATGAGCATTGACTTAGTGATCGTTGACGAGTTGTTTGACGTCAACCCCGACTCGGTTGAAGGCGGACTCTTGCCAGCACAGCGCGCTCGCAAAAATCCTTTGGCTTGTTTCTTCAGCACGGCTGGCACCGAGGAATCGGTCTTGTTTCAGCGTTGGCGTGAGGCTGGCATTCGAGCTATTGACAAAGGCGAACCGTCCACGATGTACATGGCGGAATGGTCGCCCGACCCGAGCCTTGACCCGTTGCATCCTGCGTCATGGGCGTGGGGTAATCCTGCGCTTGGTCACACGTTGGACATGGACACAATTAGGCAGGAATCAACAAACCCTGATCGCGCGTCGTTTTTGCGCGCATCCCTAAACCTTTGGGTAAGTGTTGTGCGCGGTTGGATTGAACCTGGGCGTTGGCCGTCATTGGAATACACAGGGGACATCCCTAGCGGTGGCGTTGTAGCGATTGAGTCTTCGCTGGACGATTCCCGATACAGCGCGACCAGATGCGTCAACTTGTCGGACGGTCGGGTGCTTGTCACCGTTGCGTTCATTGCCGAGTCAATAACAGAGCTGTGGGACAACGTGCAAGAACTTGCCAAAGACCCCACGATCAGGTTTGCGTTGTCTCCGACCGTGGACGCGACTTGCCCACCAAACATCGAGCGTCGCCGAGTCGTCGTTGGCTACGCGGAACTTGGACGGTTTACACCGCTTGCTAAAAACATGATTGCCGAAGCGCGACTGTTACACACGGGAGAAAAACTGTTAGCCGAACATGTACAGCGCGCCGTTGCTGTTCGCACCGACAACACGATCGTGCTATCCAGCAAACGATCACCTGGGCCAATCGAGTTGGCGCGCACAATGGTCTGGGGCATTGGGATGTGTGCCCGTCCAGTCAACAGCGGAAAACCCATGCTTGTTGCGGTAAATAACTAAGATAAACGCGGCGACCGCACGCTCTAACCTTTTGTCGGAATCGGATTAGTCACGTGCGGTTGCCACCTATATGGCAGAGTGGTAACTATGGCGATCTTTAACAAAACTAAAAAAGCAGCAATAAGCCCAGCGCCTAACAAGGCAGCTGCGGCTGGTGGCTTTGCACCTGGTTACTTATCGTCAAATGCTGGCGTAAACATGATCGGCCAGTACTACACCTACCGCGAAGGCGAAGCACGCAATGCAGCAATTAGCGTTCCAACAATTAACCGTGCACGCGATCTCATGGCGTCAGTAATTGGATCAATGAATCTTCGCGCATACAACGAGTTTTGGAACGGCGAAGAAATGGAAAAGATTTACATTGCTCCGCGCAGTTGGTTACGCCGACCAGACCCAAGCGTCAGTTTCCAATTTCTCATGAGTTGGACAATGGACGATCTCATGATGTTTGGTCGCGCATTTTGGTACATCACCTCACGCACCGCTGACGGCTACCCTGCCACGTTCACTCGACTGCCTGCCGGCTCAATTACTACAACCGACATGGCTGGCCCTGTGTGGTTTGCGCCGTCGTCACAAGTGTATTTCCAAGGCGGAGAATTAGACCCGTCAAACCTTGTGCAATTCTTGTCTCCAGCCCAAGGCTTGATTTACTCGGCACCTGGAGCAATTGAAACCGCGCTTAAACTTGAAGCAGCGCGCAACCGTAACGCATCGTCAAGCATTCCTGCAGGCGTGCTTAAGCAAACTGGTGGCGAACCATTGAGCGCGCAAGAGTTGGCTGATTTGGCTAGCGCGTTTAACGCCGCTCGAGCAACAAACCAAACCGCAGCGCTTAACGAGTATTTGACATACACAGAAACAAACAGCACGCCAGACAAGATGCTGTTGATTGAGGCATCGCAATATCAGTCGCTTGAAATGTCTCGTTTGGCAAATGTTCCGCCATATTTGGTTGGCGTTGCTACTGGCGCATACTCGTACCAGTCATCACAACAAGCGCGCGCCGATCTGTACTTGTTCGGTGTCAAGTTGTATGCCGACGCAATCGCTGGCGCGCTGTCAATGGACAACGTGCTACCGCGTGGCACCTATGTTGAGTTTGATGCCGACGACTACCTAGAAGAAAACTTTATGGCCGACCGCGCAGACGATGAAGTAATTGTTAGAGAAAACACACAAGAGGAGTTAGCAAGATGATCAAACTAATTGCAGGAGAGTTCACACTTGACGCTGCCAAAGGCGACGCACCACGACGCACAATCAGCGGAACCGCAGTCCCCTACAACGTGCCGGCAACAGTTTCGGACGGTACAGCTGTAATCTTCCGCCCAGGCTCATTGCCGGTCGAGGGCAAAGCCCCACGCCTGTTTATGTACCACGACGCCAGCATGCCAGTAGGCGTTGTCACCGAGCGCGTAGACACCGAGCAAGGCATGATGTTTAGCGCCAAGATCAGCGCAACTAGCCTTGGCAATGACGCTTTGGTTATGGCCCAAGACGGCACCATTGATCAAGTCTCGGTTGGCGTAAATCCCGTCAAGTTCTCGTATGACGAAGCAGGAACCATGATTATTGAAGCAGCGGATTGGACAGAGTTATCACTCGTTCCGATCGGCGCATTTGGTGACATGGCCAACATTGCCAGCGTTGCAGCGAGTATCCACCAAGAGCCAGAACAAGTAGTGTTAAATGAAGAAGTAACCCCAGTAGAGGAGAAACCAGAAATGTCCGAAGTAAACGAAACCGCAGTCGAGGCAACCATCCCTACTGCACCAATTTTTGCACAAGCAAAACGTCAATTTGATTTGCCAACACCAGGCGAATATCTCGCAGCAATGCACATCGGCGGAGAATCATTCCGCAACGTTGCAGCAGCAGTAAACGATTACACCAAGTCAAAGCAAACTGCACTACAAGCAGCCGCAGGTGACATCGCAACCACCAACACACCTGGTCTCTTGCCAGTTCCAGTTCTTGGCCCAGTATTCCAAGACCTGAACTTCATTCGCCCAGTCGTTAACGCAATTGGCGCACGCGCAATGCCAAACGGTGGAGCATCAAAAACTTTCATCCGTCCAACAATCACCACGCACACAAGCGTTGGCGCACAAGCTGCAGAGTTTGACCCAACATCAGCAACAACCATGGTTATCGCTGCAAACACCATCAGCAAAACCACCCTTGCCGGTCAGGTTACTTTGTCAGTACAGGACGTCGACTTCACCGACCCAGCAAGTCTCCAAATCGTATTGAATGATTTGCTCGGCGAATATCTCATTGCTTCGGACAACGTGGCAGCAGACGCAATTGTTGCTGGCGCAGCTGCATCAGGTGCAACCTGGTCAGTAACCGCAAACGACCCATCAACGTTGATCTCGGCAATTTACACCGCCGCTTACAACATGTTGCTTGACACCAACTTCTTGCCAGACCACATCTTCGTGGCTCCAGGAGTATGGCAAGCAATGGGCGCACAGTTGGACGCAGACAAGCGACCAGTATTCCCATACGTAGGAGCATCTGGCCTCATGGGCGTAAACGGAATGGGATCAGCAAATATCACGGTTGCAAACACATTCAACCCATTTGGTTTGAACCTTGTTGCAGACCGCAACTTTGCTGCAGGAACCATGGTCGTAGCACGCGCTCAAGCAATCGAGTTTTACGAGCAGATTCGTGGGCTCATGTCAGTTGAGTTGCCATCTACTTTGGGACGCAATTTCTCGTACGCAGGGTACGTTTCAACGTTCATCGCTGACTCGACACAAGTACAAAAGATCACCGTTTCCTAGTAGAAAGGCGGCTTAACCGCCATGGCTACTTACACAGTTACTAACAAGTACCTGATTGATAACTTTGCCGTACTGCAATTACTGACCCCCTCGGAAATTGCAGTCGGCAGTTCAATCACGGTTGCTGGAGTAGACGCAACATTTAACGGCACATATACCGTGCGCGCATTGCCACAGTATTTGTTTTTGGGAATTGATACACAAGGCGATCTGCTTTACGACTATCAGGTACCAATTGCTGATCAAGTGCTTTACGCCAAAACAGCTGACGGAGTTCAACGAACGGCGGCGACTGGCACCGTTGCTAATGATCCTGTGTGCATGTGGGTAACTGCCGCGCAGGTCATGACTTATTTGGGTATCACGATTGCCAACCCATCAGACGATTACACGTTGCTCACGCAGTCCGTGTCGGCTGGCAACCAGTTTTGCTATCGCAGGCGTCAGGAGAGCGGTTATATCGACTCCCTAACGACCTCACCAGGCGGAGACGCAACATTAGGCACTCTGATGTATTGCGCCGCTCTATGGCGCTCTAGAGGGTCAATAGAGGCAACCTACGCCACGTTTGACGGCATGGGTTCGGCGCCACAGCAAAGCCTGACCCCGATCGTCAAGCAGCTGCTTGGCATCCCACGTCCAGCGGTTGCCTAATGGCTTACACCGACCTGTTTAACGAAGCAATTGATGATGTCACCGCGACGCTGACCGCGGTATCTGGTTTGCGTGTTGTAAACGACCCAACAAAACTTGCACCTAATTGCGTGTATTTGGATGCACCGAACTTCACAACAATTGCTGGCAACGGCAACGTCATACGCCTCGAGTTCCCTGTAAAGGTGATCGGGTCAGGCCCAGCAGGTTTGCCGGTACTGCGTCAAATCTTGAGCATTGTGGCAAGTGTGCTTGGCTCTCCGATTATTGTTATGGCTGGCCGTCCGTCAAGCCTTGAGATCGGTGGCGCGCTTTACCCGTGCTACGACCTTGATTGCGCTATCCAAGCCCAGACTTCGTAATCCACTACAAGCAAACATAAATAATCTAATATCAGAACAGAACTAAGGAGCAACACACATGGCTAGCGCAACATACCTCTCAAACCCAGTCCTCACGATCAACAGCGTTGATTTGACCGACATGTGCACCGCAGCGACATTGACCTACCTGGTTGAAGCGCTCGAAGACACCGCATTCGGCACCAACTCACGAAGTTACACCGCAGGCCTCGCCAACAACGAAGTGACTTTGACGATGTACGCATCATTTGCAGCAACCGAAACTTACGCAACATTGCAACCACTCGTTGGCACCAAAACAAACATCACCTTGCAACCAGCATCAGGCAGCGAATCAGCAACCAACCCAAAGTTTGTTTTGACTGGTTGCTACCTTGAATCATTGCCAGTTATCAACGCATCCCTTGGCGAGTTGTCAACCTATGACCTCACGTTTATGGGTGGCGCGTTGACGATTGACACCACCGTATAAACAACGGCTCCAAGCCGACATAGGAGAAACATGAAAATTAAGTTGCAGTTAAAGCGCACGCCTGACAGCGCGCCCGAGTACTACTACACCAATCTGTTCGTAGTGACTGAATGGGAACGGCTTGAACGTCGCAACATTCAGCAACTATCAACTAATCCGCTTTACAGCGATTACTGCTGTTGGATGCACACCATATTGAAACTTAAAGGCGAGCAAGTCGGCGACAACTGGCGTGAATGGATTAGTAAAAACCCAGAGCTGGAGATTATGCCGGTATTGGATGAGACTGACCCAAACCCTACGGACGCGGCACCTACCGCCGCCAACTAGCAGAGATTTTGGTTGCGGTCGGTTGGTGGCCTAGCAACATTGTGTTTGACGCTCGAGACATAGCAACTGTCATTAAAGTGCTTAACGAGGCAAACAAAAAACGGAGATAACGTGGCGGAAGTATCGGCAAAAGTTGAGGTTGTAGGGCTCAAAGATGCTTTAAAGACGCTCAACAAAATTGACAAATCTTTGCGACGCGAAATTACCAAGGATTACAAGCGCATTGTTCAGCCTGTCATTGACGATGCAAACAAGCTTGTGCCTACTGGCGTCCCGTTGTCTGGTATGGCGCGCAATTGGCAAACCCGATCGGGGTTTCAATTGTTGCCGTGGATACCTGGCATGAAACAAAAGATTGCTGCCAAGATCAATACTCGAGCGATAAAAGAATATGGCGGAAACAAGACCAATGTGGGGACATTTGCCATTCAATGGAAAGGCGCAACTGGCACCATGTTCGATACGTCTATGGCTGGCTCTTTAGGCCGTGCGCTAACTGCACGCTATGGCAGTCGTTCGCGAGTAATGTGGAAAGCGTACGAGCAACGCCAAAATGATGTCATGTCCGAAATGGAGCAATTGGTTAAGCGCGTCATGGATGAAGCGAACAGAGAGACCGCGTAATGGCAATTAATATCCCGATCATTTCAGAGTTTGATGGCCAAGGAATTAATAAGGCTATTAAGCAGTTTAAGCAACTTGAAACGACATCGGAAAAAGCCCAGTTTGCAATCAAAAAGGCGGCGGTGCCGGCAGCTGCAGCGCTTGGTGGTTTGGCGTTGGCACTCGGTGACGCGACCAAGGCCGCAATGGAAGATCAGCAGGAGCAAGCGGCGTTAGCGCTTACTTTGCAAAATGTGACTGGCGCTGGCAAAGCCCAGACTGCCCAGATTGAAGATCAGATCAGCGCAATGAGTCGAGCGTCTGGCATTGCTGACACCGAATACCGCAAGAGCCTTGAGGCTTTGGTGCGCGGTACAAAAGATGTTGATATGGCCATGAAAGACATGAACCTTGTCATGGACATCAGCACAGCGTTGCAAACTGATTCCAGCACCGTGGCTGACGCGCTAGCTAAGGCATATCAAGGCAACTTTAAGGCGCTCCGATCATTAAGCCCTGAAATGGCAACAATGATCAAAGAAGGCGCAAGCCTCAACGAAATCATGGACGTGCTCGGCGGAACGTTTGGCGGTGCTACTGCTAAAAGCGCTGAAACCGCTGCAGGGAAAATGAAGATTCTAAAAAACTCAATTGGCGAAACTAAAGAGTCAATTGGTGCCGCGCTTTTGCCTGTGCTTGAGGCCGTGTTACCTGTGCTCAACAAGTTTGCTGCATGGGCACAAGACAACCCCAAAGCATTCCTGTTTATTGCTGGCGCTATCGGCGCAGTCGCCGCCGCAATTGTCGCCACAAACATTGCTATGGCATTAAACCCGTTCAGCCTGATTGCTGCCGGCATAGCGTTGTTGATTGTTGGTTTGGTTGCCGCTTACAACAAGTTTGAGTGGTTTCGTGACGGCGTAAACGCAATAGTTAACACGATTACAGGGTTTTTCGCTGGCATGGTCAATGCTGCTATTGGCGCGGTCAACGCAATCATCAGCGCATATAACGCCATTCCGTTGCTGCCAGACATTCCAAAAGCACCAACAATTAGCGTGCCAAAACTCGGTGGTAGCGCGACAACCGCTCGACCAGCTGCAGGACGCATGGGCATTCCGCGCATGGCCGAAGGCGGCATTGTGTCAAGCCCGACATTGGCGCTGATCGGTGAGGCAGGCCCAGAAGCTGTCGTACCATTAGATCGCATGGCCACAGGCGGCGGCGTGACGATCAACGTAACTGGCGGCCTTGCCACAAGCGCCGAAATTGGTGAATCTGTTGTTAACGCGTTGCGCGCCTATTCACGGAGTGCAGGGCCGTTGGCTCTGAACATTGCCTAATGCCAGGCGTTGCGGTCGTCAATTCAGGCAACTATGACCTGCAAATAGAAACAGGATTTATTGTTAACTCTTTTACGCTGGACAACGTGACGTCAGGCGTTCTAGACAACACGTTTTTCGTGCTTGACGGCAACACCGAATACGCCGACGTAATGGCTGATTGTACGCAAGTCAATGTTAGGCGCGGTCGCCGTGACGTGGGCGATCAGTTCAGCGCAGGCACAATGACATTCACTATTCGAGACGTTGACGGCATTTTTAACCCGTTTGACAACAACAGCCCGTACTATGACACGCCGCAATCTAAGCCTGGGCTTGCACCTATGCGTAAAGTGCAGCTTATCCGATACGACCAAACCGACACACCCGAATACCTGTTTTCAGGCTATGTCGTCAACTATGACTACAACTTTGCGTTAGGCGGTTTGGACACCGTAACGGTCTATTGCGCCGACCAGTTTTATCTATTAGCACAAACTTATTTAGATCAACTTAACGTCACCGCTGAAACATCAGGAGAACGCATAGAAACCATCCTTGACCTGCCAGAAGTTGATTTCCCTGCTTTGCAACGCAACATTGCGACAGGGACAGTTAACCTTGGCCATGACAGCGCCTACACAATTCCTGCCGGCACAAACGTGCTGCAATACATAACGCAAATTAACGAAACCGCCGAGTTTGGGCGTGTGTTTATGTCAAGAGATGGCACTCTCACTTTCCAAGAGCGAATTGGCACAACGCTGTCACCGCCAGTAACCAACTTCAATGATGACGGCACAGGCATCAAATACGACGGTCTTGGCATTTCATTTGAAGCAGACGCAGTAATTAACCGATCAGTCGTTACAGGTTTAGATGGCGATAGTTACACAGCCACAAACCCTGGCTCAATTGCTACCTATTTTATTCAAACGTCAAGCATCTTAAACAGCTTGTTGCACGACGCAACCGAAATCCAAGAAGCAGCTCTATACCTGCTCAACCCGTTACCTCAACCACGGTTTACATCGGTAGAAACCAAGTTTTTAATGTTGACAGACGTTGAAAAAGACACGCTGGCAATCATTGAAATCGGCGACACAATTAGCATTGAAAAAACGTTTCCTAGCGGTGCCGGCACAACGCAGTTAACCCAAAATTTAAGCGTAGAAGGCATTGAGCATTACCTTGACTTTGCGACAGGCCACCGCGTCTTGTACTCAACGGCAACAACTACCGTGCTTTATGACCTAATTTTGGATGACCTCTTGTATGGCACACTCGATACCGTCAATGCTTTAGGATAGGAGTACTTATGGCAATTAACCCAAACACCGATTTTACTGCTGGCCAAGTTTTGACGGCTGCACAACAAAACCGTTTTCCGCGTGGCATAGTTGCGCTGACGACAAGTACAACTTCAAGTGCTTCAATAGGAACAACCGAAACCGTGTTGCTCACCGCATCAACTTTTACTGCTGTAGCAAACCGATATTACAAAATTACTTATTACGAACCAGTCATCCAGCCATCAGTTACCGCACCGGGTTATATGACTTTTCGAATTCGTTTGACAAATACATCTGGTACTACTTATCAATACGCTGATGTCGAGCCTGTCGCTGGTGGCGCTGACGGTCAAATTGTTGCGTTGCAAGTTGTTACAACTTTGGCTGCTGGTTCGACTGTTATTGTCGGAACTGGAAAAACAAGTTCTCAAACATTTGTGGCATACGGTTCTGCTGCGATACCTGTAAACCGTCAAATTATTGTTGAAGATATTGGCCCTGCGTGACCAAATGGCTACTGAAATCGTGGTGGCTCTTATCGGTGGTGGTTTCCTTGTATTGGTGGCGCTCATTGGCAAAATCGGCAGCGACAACAAAAAAGACCACGGGCAAGTACACCAAACCTTGGGTCGAATAGAACAAAAGATTGATCACCATGTTGAAAATCACCAATAAAGACAAAGCAATGTTTGCAAGTTATGCGCGATCAGTTGTTGGCGCACTTATTGCGGTTTACTCGACAGGCACAACAGACCCACGTGACTACGGCAAAGGCGCAATTGCAGCGATCATTCCACCATTGCTCCGCTGGGTGAACCCTAAAGACGCAGGTTTTGGGCGTGGCGACAGCCAAAGCTAATCCCAACGCACGGCCATACACAGGCAACAGCGACGGCGCATCAGCGGGCCCACGTGCCGGCATGAACGAATGGATAAAGCAAGCAATCGCAGCGTCAAATAACGCGGTTTGGAATAACGGTTCATGGGGTGTGCGCGACATGCGCGGTAGCGCTGGAACTTTGTCTGTACACGCCACAGGTAGAGCTGTTGACTTGTCATATCGCAAAACAGATAAACACACACAGGCCAGCCGTAAAGGCGCGGTGTCGTTCATTGATGTTGTGGTCGCTAACGCAAACACGCTCGGCGTCGAGTGCATCCTTGACTATTTTCCTGCACCGTACGGGCGCGCATGGCGTTGTGATCGTCAAGCATGGAAGAAATACAGCAAGCCAACAATTCATGGCGCACCAGGTGGCGACTGGTTTCATATTGAGATTACCCCACAGGCCGCCGATTCGGTGATTTTCGTAAAAGCCGCATTTTTAAAGGTGTTTGGGGAAATCCCACCCAAGCCTTGATCTATGTTCTAGGGTCGGAGTACCGACAAAAGGACAGGCAATGACTGACCCACAGATAGTTGATTACAGCGTCTATACAGGAGTGATGGACAACGGCCAAGAAATCTTGGTGCAGATATTTTCTAGCCCAGAGTCGGGCAAGTTCCTAATGGGACAAATCGCATTCAGATCGCACGCATCCAGTTGGGGCGTGCCCATACCTTTGGAGAAACGATGAACTATTTTGCAGAAAAAATTATTGGGCTAGTACTTTGTACTGTTTTTGGGTTTACGGTCGCTGTAGGGGCTCCTGACGCGTCTGGTAGCCCGTCTGGGACTATTGCTTTAGCCCCGTTTTTGATAGAGCCAGCCACTACCACGTCGAGCACGTCGTCCACGATTTACATTGACCCATACAGCTCGACTTGTGAACAGTTCAGCGCGCTAGGCGTCAACCTTGGTTGGCCCGCCGATCAGCGCACCGTGCTTGAATCCGTAATGTTTCGTGAATCACGTTGCATACCAAACGCGGTCAACAGCAAAGACCCAAACGGTGGGTCGCGTGGGCTTATGCAAATCAACGGCTTTTGGACACCATGGTTGATTGATGCCGGCATTATCACAAGCGCAGAAAACTTGTTACAGGCTGATGTTAATTTGCGCGCAGCGTTAGCAATTTACAATTACGGCGTAGAACGTCACGGTTACGGCTGGGGGCCATGGAGTGCAACTAAATGAGTGAAGGCTGTGCATGGAATCAAGGCGAACTTACTGAAGAAACCCGACAAATGGTATTGGAGCAAGCAATGACAACAAGACACGACATGGCAATCTTTGATCTGATCAATCAGATAGCAGACACAAGCACAAACCCACACGCAAGCATCATTCGCCGTTTGCGCGCAATGAAAAACTCGCTGTCATTAGAAGACCCGATGCCATTGCACGATGTGACTACACTTGATTTAGCAATCAAAGCATTACAAGCACATTCCTAACCGACAAGGAGATTCCGACAATGAAAACCTGCACGATCTGCAAAGAAACCATCGCCTACCCAGACATTCAAGGCAAAACACATTTCGTATGTGACGGCCGTGTGCCGGCAAGAAAACAAGCGCCATTTATTCAAGGGATGTTGGCGTCACAGTCGTCTGCTGATGCGCGTTGGACAAAGATTGAACAAAACCAAGTTGACGCTGCGATCTTGCACGTTGCGCGCACTAAAGGGTTCTTTACATCTGACGACATTTGGAAGC